TGTGATTTTGATTTGCTAATCTAAATCTAATTGCATCATTATTACTATTTGGACGACTTCCTTCAACAATTTCACCAGCACCAAATGTACCAGAAATCATTGTAATTTCTATAAGTTTTGGCACGACATACTTTTGCATGTCGATATTATCAAAGAATGGATATAGTCTTGTATTAGGTTTAAGTCTTCTGCAAACAAACTCAATATTTCTAGATCTCATTGTGGAAACAACTTCCGTATTCACCACTCTGTCTCCAAGACTTGTGGTATCAAATCTCTCACCAACACGGAACTGAATACCTTGTCTCGTTTGATTTGTAGTTGTGGTAGTTGTTTGTTCCCTAAATGAATCGTTTCTATCAGTAAATTGAGTGGTTGTTGTGATAGGAATACCTCTCCTTTTAGGCCCCACAAACGCTCCACCTCTCCTTGAAGCTATGACAGTTCCTGTTTCATCTATGGTATCAAATGAAGCTAGAACATCTGTTCCAGTGCTGGTACTAGATCCTGTCCAAGTTGTTTCCCATGAACCCCAATCTATAGAAGAAAGACCAGTATTACTGTCAGCGCCAGTGATTCCCATTGTGGAATTGAAACTTCCTTCTATATCATATGTCGCAGTGGTTCTTCTGGTTTCAATCCATGTATCTGTGGCAGGGTTTAATTCAACTTGACCAATCCAGTTTACAACAGCAAATGGGTTTACGTTTACGATACGAGTTGCAAACTTGTTTTCTAAGAAAACAGTATCGTCATAATTCAAACATACAACGTCGCCAATTCTTTTAACATTTGTATCACCAAGATCCTCAGCATATCTAAAATCAGCTGATGGATTTGAAGATGTTGCAGCACCAACTATTGCTTCTGTTCCAAGTAATAAATCAATAGATGTAGTATAATGTTGAGGTCTTAGTCTGCCTTCTACTGGATCGATTGACGCTTTGTATTGTCTACTAGTTACGTCACCACCAGTTACAGATTTAAAGTTATCAACAAAGAAACCAGATTTAAACCTATCAAGATTAGTTTGTGGATCTCTAAGAGACATTGAACTAGTCTCTACTTCAAGTAAAGATAGTGATGTGTAATATTCTACGTTCTTTAATCTAGTTTCAAGTTGGTTGATATCTTTCATTCGATATCTTTTATGTTTTGCCAAACTTAGGTTAACATCTTTTGTATCATAAACAAATGGAGGTAATTTTATTGTAGCAACTTCTAAGGCATTATCTAAAGTGTTAGGTAACTTTGGTAAATTAGAAGGCACACCTTGAGATAAAGTAAATACTCCTTCCTTACTCAAAAATAATTTGTCAATTCTTCCAAGATAATAATCATATGTAAGATTGAAAGATTTATCTTTAGCAACAATATGAGATGAAGATGATGAGCCAGGCACAAATTGTCTAGCACTAAATTCCCAAGGAGCTCTGCCTGGAATTGAACCTACCACTCTAGGTCTTAAATCAATTATATCAGATGCATACCTACCGCCTATAGTTGGAAGAGAATCTTTGTATAATTTTGCTTCATAAGAATTGACAGTTACAAAATCGCCAGGGTCAGAATCATCAATAACAAAATTATTATAGACTATGGTGATTCTTCTTGTAGGAGCCTCTGTTCCTTCTCTTCTAACAATAGCAGAAAGATCAACATAATCTAATCTCTGGCCAGGATCAAATTCAAAATTATTTTGAATATCTCTATCGCCAGGAATAAATGTTTGGACTGTACCTTGTACATTTGTTTCTTCAAAAGTGATTTCTTCACCAATTAAGAAAGTATTTTCATTTTGATAAACAAAATCTACTTCATTTGTTCCATTTGTAGAAACAAATATTGCTGACGCTCCAGAAGTTTTACCAACAATCGTTTCACCCTGTATTGCATTTAAAATATTTGAGTTTAAGTTTGTAAGTTGAAGAACTGGGAACTGTGGATCTGAGGTAGTTGATGATTCTAATATAGCAAGAATGTAGGCAACATCACAAACACCTAGAGATATTCTTCTATCTTGAACTCTATTACCATAATTTGTATCATATGTTAAACCATCATTTAACTTCATTAACCCAGTGCCAGACTGAGTTTTACTAGATTTATTGACAGTGTAGGTTGTTGCTCTCTTGAATATTTTAGATTTTGGTTTTACATTTACCTTTTTCCAAGTAACCGTTAAAACAGCAGCACCTGATGCTGTGTCTAATCCAGATAGAGTTACTGTTCTGCCACTAACTGTTAGTTTCTGATTAGTAAGTGATTCTACCGCACCAGTAGATTTGAATGTCAAATTATAATCTTCTTCGTCAAATGGTTCTAAAGTCAAATCGGAATCAGTCTCTAATGTTCCACTAAAAGCATTATTAGCAACTGTTATACTATATGATTTTTTAATAATAAGATCTGCACCATTTGTGTCAACTGAAGCAACATTATTTTTAGTCAATTCACTGAACAAAAACGCCTTAGAATTATTCTTAACTTCTAGAGTTACTTTAAATAAATCATTTACTGTTGTGTCAGCAGATGGCAAAGCACCAGAACACACATTAGTTACATCAGAAATTGCCTCAAGTGATATACTTGTTGAAGTTTTTGCAGTAACACTATTGAATGTTGGTACATTATTACCAGAAACACTATACTGAATTATATCTCCAGTTTTAATTCCAATATTAGCAAAGTTTGCACTTGGAGATGTAATTGTGGATGCACTACCTGATTTGGCACTTACTGTATATTGAGTTGCGATAGGAGCAAGTAAATGACCTAAACCTAGAACAGTGTCTGCACTAAATTTGTAATTAGTAGAATCATTTCCTACTAACTGTTTTACATCTTCCATGCCATAATCTTCTACCTCTGTAATACTTCTAGAAGCAGTGACACCATTGATAAAAATTTCTTCCCCAACTTGAAATTGTCCATTTACTTGGTATAAAGTAATTTGACTAGAGTTGTTAGAAGATGTGTATGCAAATCCTACAGCATTACTATTTTGACCTTCAATATATGCTGGAAGGGGTACGGTAGTTGCTGTGTTTAATTGTAAGTATGTGAATGTTTGAATATCATATAGAGATGATTCAAATATTGTAGAAGAATCAGCATAACCAACATTCTTTAATTTCATATCATATACTCTAGCAACACCAACTTGTGTTCCGTTGCCTTCACCAACCGTAACGGTTCTTTTATTGAATAAATTTACATGAGAATCTGTTCCAACACCAATTGGAGGTGAACCACTTACATGATTAAGTTCTACCTGTCTACCAACACTGAATGGCAAAGATTCATTAAATATTCTCTCAGTAGTGCGAGGTTTAGGAACGTCTACAGTTGTAGTATTAAGAGTTTCTATCTCGTAACCTCTTACATAAGCTTTTCCTGGCCCTATAGATAAACACATGAAGTCATCAGAAGGAATATTCCCCTGTTGTGTTAATTGACTTGAATAATAAGCTCCATCATTACCTACTCTATTATTCAACTGTTCTTTGGTAACTATTGGAAATGGTTTGATGTAATAGTTTCCAGATTCGTCAAATGTTCTTCTAGCAAGTTCATCCTGTATTAAATTATCAACTTTTTCTCCAGATTTGACAAATTTTTGTAGAACGCCATTCTCCACTCTCATCAATTCTACAAAGTTTTCATCATTCAAATCTGTCAAAGATTTTTTGATTAAGGTTGTAGATAGTTTGAATCTGTCAGCACCAGGCGCTGCAAAGTTTGAGAATCCTCTTGCATTATCATATAAGTCATTGTCTATAGCAGAAGCAGTTACAAGTTCTTCAGTTATTAGAAGTCCTATTCTGTAAGAGGGTGTGTTTAAATATTGATCTAATATTACTGTGGAGTCAGAAACGTTGACAAAGAATCCTCTAATGAAGTAAATACCAGAGGCAATTTTAGCTGCAGCACCTGTAGCTGTTGAACTTGAAATTAGTGTTGTAGCAAAACTAGATCCAGCTCTAATACTGGAGAGAGAATAATTCATATCCTCCTCTAATAATAGATTTTCTCCGTCTGCAAAAGTTTTTCTTGAGAAATCAGTATCACTAGAACTGTTGTATTTGATGTATAAAGTATATGCACCTCTTACTGATTCTCTATTTGTTATATAAGTCTCTACTTTAGCTGTAACGCCACTTGTTTCACCTTTAATTTTTTTATTCTTCAAGTTCTCCAAATAAAGAGAAACAGGAATACCTAAATGACTATCATCAATTTGAACACAAGTATATTCATTATCATATGCTATTTGGCCTGGAATTACAACAGAACCTTCTTTGAAAAAATGTTTACCAAATTTTTCAACCTGATTCTGTAGAATAGATTGAAGTGTTGTAAGTTCTCTAGACTGCACAGGTAAACCTGGCTTGAATAGTACCTTTTGATAATTTTTTAACTCATTAAAATCATCAAAGTATGGAGATGAATTTAAGTTGGTATTTTGTGGCATTTGTCTTTAGAACTCCAGTACTATCTTGATGTCTTCCTTCTGACTTGCAGATCTAGGAATAGCAGTTCGATTATCAATATAAATTATTTCACCCGATTTGGTATTAAATTCTGCTGATGAAATACCAGCACTAAAAGTCATACCTAATTGGTAGGTCTTATTATTTATTGAGGTGCTGACACCGTTATATCCAGTATCAATGGATAACATTGAACCAACTACAGATGATCCAATAATTGTTAATCCGTAGCCTGGATCTGGGTTTGAAGTAAATGGAATTATCTTATATCCAGTTTCACTAGATGCAAGACCCATTGGTTGAT